GTTTACGAAATAAACACGGGAGGTAGGTGTCATGAAAAGGCCCTTTTTTAGTCAGAAAAAGTCTCGGATAATGCATATATTGCTTGATATATCTTGTGTTTTGAGTGATGTATAGAGTACCAAAATACAAGGGAGGTAAAAAATATGACGCGGAAGGAATTAGTAAAAAGGCTGGGAGAACATTTAGGTGTTAAACCGAAATACTTATCAGTGCCAAGTTTTAACTACCAAATCACAACAGCAGATAAAATCTACATTATTGACCGGCATGGGGTTATTACCACCAGCGATGGGTGCGAAGTTAGCATGGAGGAAATTTTAAATGCACCACCAACAGGTGTGGCAGTAGGGGAAGAAGAAACTACTGAGGAAACATCAGTGGAGCCAAAACAAGGGCCAGATCCGGAAGTCAGAGAAACTCTTAGAAACGACGAGACTCAGATTTTTGATAATCTAGAAGTAAAGTTTCCATTGGAAGGTCATACAGCTTTAAGTCTAAAAAATCTCGTTAACATGCTTTACAGTAAACAGAATTTACTAATGCTGGCTTTTAGGACAGAGGTTCCCTTTATGGATGATACCTTTGCGGAAAACTTGAGCAAAGAAAAGATTAACACTTTAGAGGAATTCAAAGACATTGCAAGCGGCTTAGGAAAAGATAGGTGCAAAGGGCTGGAAATTGATTCGGTAGAAAATACCATAGTTTTTAGGCTTAGCCGGGTAAGCCTGGTGCCAGAGCTTATTAAGGCCTTTAGTGAATTTACTGCCTTAATTAACGCTTTGGCTAAAACATTAAAAAGGACTTCTTTTAAGCAGACCCAAGAAGAAAACCCCAAATATGCTTTAAGAACTTGGCTTATTCGCTTGGGGATGAATGGTGAGAAATATAAGGATACCAGAAAATTAATGCTCGGACACTTAAATGGCAGTTCAGCCTTTAGGACGGTGATAGAAGATGAATAAAGAGGATAGATTTTTCACACAGAAAACTTGTGACCTTTGCGGCGGCAGTTTAGTTGGAGGAAGGATTATGTCCATGTTCAATGAGGATTGCCTTTGTATGAGCTGTAAGGAAAAAGAGACCAAAGAGCTGGATTATAGGAAAGCGGTAGAGGCTGACCATGAAGAAATTAAAAAGGGGAACTATAATTATAGGGGGATTAAGGGTTAGTTGATTAAAGAGCCATAGATAAACTAAGAAAAACAACTACAAGTAAAGGGACTTCAAAAACGAGGTTCCTTTTTTGTGTTCAAATATAAGTTTTGATAAAGGAGGTGAAGCCTATGGCAGGTAGGGGAAGACCACCAAAACCTACAGCATTAAAAGTATTAGAGGGTAACCCCGGCAAAAGACCATTAAACCAAAATGAGCCCAAACCGGAGAAAAAAGCCCCAAACTGCCCGTCATGGCTGCTTCCTGATGCTAAGAAAGAATGGAGAAGGCTTTCTAAAGAACTTGAAGCTATGGGACTTTTAACTCGGGTAGACATGGCCGCCTTTGCAGGTTACTGCCAAGCTTACGCTAGGTGGAAAGAAGCTGAAGAATTTATTTCAAAGCATGGTTCCATTTTGAAAACTGCATCGGGGTATATTCAGCAAATTCCTCAAGTGTCTATCGCCCAGCAGAATTTAAAGCAGATGCGAAACTTCTGCTCGGAGCTGGGGCTTACCCCATCGGCTCGGAGTAGACTCAATATCTCCAATACTGGTGGGGTTATTGAAGGAGATGCCATGGCAAGTCTTTTATCGGAGATACCAAATGCAGAGGATTTTATAAAGACAGTAAAAGATGATTAAAGAAATGGGAGGTGGTTCATTTGTATTTTAGTGAGGCTCATGCTAATCATGCTATCAATTTCATACAGCAATTAAAGCTCACCAAAGGCAGATGGGCTGGTCAACCTTTCATCTTGCTACCTTGGGAGAGGGATTTAGTAAGTAAGCTCTTTGGCACTTTGCGGGAGGATGGCACAAGGCAGTATCGCACAGCTTATTTGGAAATAGGGAAGAAAAACGGTAAATCGGAACTAGGTGCAGCCATTGCCCTTTATATGCTTTTGGCTGATGGGGAGCCTAATGCGGAAGTGTATGTGGCCGCATGCGACAGGCAACAGGCCAGCATTATCTTTAACACCAGCGTTAATTTTGTGGAAGGAAACACAACTTTATCCAAGGTGACCAACCTAGTGCGCTCAACTAAAAGAATTGTTTACCCTAAGACCGGGAGCTTCTATCAGGTATTAAGTTCAGACGTAAAATCCAAATCGGGGCTTAATGCTTCTTGCGTAATATTAGATGAGATCTGGACCTATCCTAATCCGGATTTAGCAAAGATGTTAACTACAGGTTCAGGGGACGCCAGAACCCAGCCTCTTTTTTTATATCTAACCACCGCCGGTAACCAACTATCCGGTTATGGCTGGGAAATGCATAGCAAGGCTAAGGATATTTTAGAAGGTAAAAGAGTAGACCCAACTTTTCTCTCCATTATTTATGGATTGGAAGATGATGCAGATATTGCAGATGAAAAAAACTGGTACAAGGCCAATCCAAGTCTTGGCCATACCATTTCAATAGAACGGGTCAGGGAACATTTTGAGCAGGTGAAAGATGATCCGGCAGATTTAGCTCTTTTTAAACAGTTAAGGTTAAACATGTGGCTAAAGCAGGATATCAAATGGATGCCCATGGAAAAATGGGATGAGTGTAGCTTCCCGGTAGACCCGGAAACTTTAAAAGGTAGGACCTGCTATGGGGGATTAGATTTATCATCTACTACAGATATTACTGCCTTTGTGTTGGTATTCCCACCGGAGGAAGAAGGGGAAAAGTACGAAATCTTGCCCTACTTTTGGATACCGGAAGACACCCTTTACCAGCGGGTAAGAAAAGACAGTGTGCCTTATGATATCTGGCATAGGCAGGGATTGATAAACCTTACGGAAGGAAATGTGGTCCATTATGGTTTTATTGAAAAGTTTATTGAAAGGCTGGGAGAGGAATACAACATAAGAGAAATTGTCTATGACCGCTGGGGAGCTACTCAAATGAGCCAAAATTTAGAGGGGATGGGTTTTACAGTAATACCTTTTGGTCAGGGGTTTAAAGATATGTCACCACCTACTAAAGATATGATGCGGTTGGTTTTGAGCAAGCAAATCGCCCACGGAGATCACCCGGTACTTAGATGGATGGCGGATAATATTGTGGTGAGAACTGACCCCGCTGGAAACATCAAAGTAGACAAAGAAAAATCCGCCGAAAAAATTGACGGTATTGTGGCTATGATTATGGGTCTGGCCAGGGCGGTTGTTAACCCACCTAGTGATGATGGTTCCATTTATGATAAAAGAGACATGATTATTTTGTAAAAGAACTTCCTAAAGAAATGGGGTGACTGGAAAATATGGCGAATTTATTTAAAAGGCTGTTTAAGGCCAGGGATAAACCGACAGATAGTGTAAGCGGGGCACCGGTTTTTTATATGGGGCAAAGTGTAGCAGGAAAAGTAGTTAATGAAAGAACGTCCATGCAGACCACAACGGTTTTTGCCTGTGTCAGGATAATAGCTGAAACGGTGGCCTCTTTGCCTTTACACACCTATCGCTACCATGGGGAAGGAAAAGAAAAGGTGCTGGATCATCCCCTATATCGGATTTTACACGATGAACCAAATCCGGAGATGAGTTCCTTTTCCTTACGAGAAACCATGATGACTCATCTTCTTCTTTGGGGAAACAGTTATTGTCAGATCATTAGAAATGGGAGAGGGGATGTACTGGGGTTATACCCGCTGTTACCAGATAAAATGGTGGTGGACCGGGATTCTAAAGGGGAACTGTATTACACCTACCGCAAGGATGGTGAAGCCTATTATCTTCACGCCGATGAAGTGCTCCATATCCCAGGACTTGGTTTTGATGGGATAATGGGCCATTCTCCAGTGGCCTTGGCTAAAAATGCCATTGGTTTAAATATAGCGGCTGAGGAATATGGGGGAAGATTTTTTGCCAATAATGCTACCCCAACTGGGATTTTATCCACATCCGGAACATTAAAAGATCCCACAAAAGTTCGGGATGCTTGGCAGGCTGCCTATGGGGGGCATAACACTCATAAGGTAGCAGTTTTGGAGGATGGCCTTCAATACCAAGCCATTAGCATGCCCAACTCCGATGCCCAGTTTTTAGAGACACGGAAGTTTCAGATTGAAGAAATTTGTCGAATTTTCCAAGTGCCTCCCCACATGGTAGCCGAATTAAGCCGGTCTAGCTTTTCCAATATAGAAAATATGGCCATCAGCTTTGTTGTTCATACTATAAGGCCTTGGCTGGTTAGAATTGAGCAGGCCATAAATCGTAAGCTATTTAAGGGTAAGGAAAAGGGCGAGTATTTTGTTTCCTTTAATGCTTCCGCTCTATTAAGAGGAGATTATAAATCCCGGATGGATGGATATGCCATCGGTATTCAAAATGGCTTCTTTTCTGTTAATGATGTAAGAAGGATGGAGAACATGGACCCCATACCCGAGGAAGAGGGAGGGGATTTATATCTTACTAATGGAAATATGCTGCCACTAAAATTAGCCGGGGCCTATGCCAAAAGGGCCTTGGAAGAGAGTGGGGGCGATGTAGAGTGAAACAAAATACATTTGATTTATCCCAGCAATTGCATATACTTGTTATAATCCAAGTATGAATGGGGGGATGTTTTAATGGGGGCTAAAAAGGAAGATAAGATTAAGGCTGTTGATGCCGCAATGAAAGCTCTTAAAAAAATTCAAGGTGAATTTGCCGGGGAGGCTGAACGATTAGACCTTAGGAACGAAAAGGACGTTGTTAATTTAGTTAAAGAAGTTCGAAAAGAGATTAATCAAGAAAAAGCAGAAGACAAATAAAAATATTTGCCCTTTAAAAGACGTTTAGATAGCGTCTTTTTTTGTGTCTAAAAGGAGGTTGATGGCATGGACAAATTTTGGCGTTGGGTGGTAAACGAAGCCGAGGAGCCAGTGGTAAGAATCCTTTATTTAGAAGGGTATATTGCAGAGTCTTCTTGGTTTGATGATGATGTTACCCCAAAGCAATTTAAGACGGAGCTTTACGGTAGTGGCCAGGAGGCGGGTGACATTATTGTAAAAATACACTCGCCAGGTGGGGATTGTTTTGCTGCAGCTCAGATTTATAACATGCTAATGGAGTATCCCGGGAAAGTCAGCATTCATGTGGATGGCCTTGCTGCCAGCGCAGCATCAGTTATAGCTATGGCCGGGGATGAGGTGTGTGTTTCCCCCCTTTCAGTAATTATGGTTCATAATCCGGCCATGTTTATTGCAGGGGAGGCGGCGGATCTACAGGTTGGCATTAATCTACTTAGTGAAGTAAAAGAAAGTATTATTAATGCCTATCAAAATAAGACAGGGCTTACCAGGACTAAAATATCACACATGATGGATGCAGAAACCTGGATGAGTGCCCATAAGGCCATTGAGCTTAAATTTGCCGATAGGATTCTTTATGAGGCAGCCCCAATGGAAATGGTAGACCAGGGGTTTATCTTTGATCAGCTAACAGTAACAAACACCCTACTAAAAAAACTACCGAAGCTTAAAGCAAAGATGTCGGGGCTAGCGGAAAATAAAAAAATAAAGGAAGATGGGCAGCAACTAGATGGTGTTTGCCAACAGCCGCAAAAACCTATAGAAACATCAGAACACCCAGATACAGAAACAAATGTTTTACAGATACCCATTGTGCAGCTAGAAAAGAGACTAAATTTAATTAAAAATTGGAGGTAGTTAAGATGAAGAAAATTCAAGACTTAAGGGAAAAACGGGCTACAGTTTGGGAGCAAGCTAAGAAGTTTTTAGACGATCATCGTCAGGAAAACGGCCTTATTTCTCCTGAAGACACTGTGGTCTATGAAAAGATGGAAGAGGAAGTTGTGAGTTTAGGGAAGGAAATAGAACGCTTAGAGCGCCAGGAGATGATGGACAGGGAATTGTCAGCACCTATTAATAGGCCTTTAACCACTCGTCCCGAGAAAATGGAAGAAGAAAAAACAGGCAGAGCCACAGATGAATATAGAACCGCCTTTTGGGGAGCCATGCGAAATAGGGCAAACCACACAGTGCAAAACGCTTTAAGGATAGGTGAGGATTCTGATGGCGGCTACTTGGTTCCAGATGAATATGAAGCACAGTTAGTTCAGGCCTTAGAAGAAGTCAACGTAATGAGAAAGCTTTGTCATGTAATTTCCACAAGCTATGGGGATAGAAAGATTCCAGTAGTGGCCAGTCATGGTAGCGCTTCTTGGATGGATGAGGCCGGACCCTTTGAGGAAGAGGATGACAAATTTGATCAGGTTAGTCTTTCGGCATATAAACTAGGGACTATGTTAAAAATCTCTGATGAGCTATTGCATGATGCTTTCTTTAATTTAGAAGGCTATGTATCCACGGAGTTTGCCAGGAGAATTGGGGCAGCAGAAGAAGAGGCCTTTCTTTTAGGTAATGGTAGCAGCAAGCCTACAGGGTTACTTCATAGTAGCGGAGGGGCCGATGTTGGTGTAACAACAGCCGGGGCTACTTCTATAACCATGGAGGAGGTTATAGATCTATTTTTTAGCCTAAGGGCTCCTTACCGCAAAAACGCTACCTTTATAGTTAATGATGCAACAGTAAAAGCAATCCGTAAATTAAAGGATGGGCAGGGGCAATATCTATGGCAGCCTTCCATCACTCAAGGCACCCCGGATACGATTTTAAATCGCCCGGTGGTAACATCCCAATATATGCCCACCATAGCTTCAGGTGAAAAGACCATTATCTTTGGGGATTTAAGCTACTACTGGATTGCAGACCGTCAGGGTAGAACTTTTAAACGTTTAAATGAACTATATGCAGCTAATGGCCAAGTGGGCTTTTTAGCTTGGCAGCGTCTTGATGCTAAGTTAATCCTTACAGAAGCAGTGAAGGTACTTCAGCAAAAGGCTTAAGGGAATGAGGGCAATAAAGGTAGGTAGTCTAATGGGCTACCTGCCCAATTTTTAGGAGGTAAAAGATTATGAGCTATAACACTAAAAACTATACAGAGCAAGGCGGCGAGAAAACCGTTATAGGCGGCACCTTGGAATTTAAAGAAGGGGCCACAATTACTGGAGTCACTTTCCCTGATTTGGAACCTGCTACTGAAACCACTCTAGGGGGCATAAAGGCGGAAGCAAAAACCGAAGATGAGACTGTTCCAGTAAGAATTGATGAAGAAGGGTTTCTTTTTATACCGGCTTATCCGGTTGTTCCAGAGATACCTAAGGCTGAAAATCAGGCAGCAAGTACTGCAGAAGATGCAGAAGCATTAGTAACGGATTTTAATGAGTTGCTTGCTAAATTAAAAGCCGCCGGATTAATGGAAAGTGATTAAAGAAAGGATGGTGGCGGAGATGACACTACTTGAAAAGGTTAAAGCTAATCTTATCTTAGAGCATGATGAAGACGACGAGATTTTAAAAACTTATATCGCCGCCGCTACTTCCTATGCAGAAAGTTTTCAGCATATAGAGCTTGGAACTTATGAACAAAAGCCCATGGATGATATCACCCGGCAGGCAGTAATCATGCTTTCATCTCATTTTTACGAATCCAGAGATGGCTCAACGGGTGGTTTCTTTGGCGATAATATTAAAGCATCGGAGCAAGTATGGAACACAGTTCATCTTCTTTTACGCATGGGAAAGGAGTGGAAAATGTGAGAGCGGTGAGGTTTCGTAGTAGAAGAAAAAGACAAAAACGCTGCTATCGGGAAGGAAGGCAAAAAAATCGGAAGCATGGAAATGAAGTGGTGATAGACAAGGCGGTGGAAACAGATGAGCTTTGGGAAGATGAAAACCTTGGTGGAAATAATAGAAAGCACAATAAATCGGGACGAAGAAGGGTTCGCCGAAAAGGAAAATAGGATTATTGCCAATGTGCGGGCCTATCAGGAAGAACGCCGCCCTTCTAGGAAATGGGTGAATCTATCGGCTTACACGGAAGCGAATGCTTTATTTCAATTACGCATAATCCCCGGTGTTGAACTTAAAGCTGGGATGGTCATAGTTTCCGATACCGGGCGTTATACCATAATAAATGTAGAAAAAATAAAAGGACTTTATCTTGAGATTTTAGCTAAAAAAATAGAGCCTACTAAGGCTTAGAAGGGAGGGGTAAGATTGGCTAGGTTTACTTACAAAATGCCAGAGGATTTTTTGTTAAAGGTTTCGACTTTGGCGAATAAGACTGATGAAATAATTCCAAGAGTTCTTGAAGTAGGGGGCAAGGTAGTAAGAGATAAGGTAAAATCCAATCTTCAGGAGGTAGTGGGTAAAGATCTAAAATCAAAATCCCGCTCTACCGGAGAACTTATAAAAGCATTGGGCGTAACTCCTGCAGGGATTGATAAAAAGGGAAATCATGATGTGAAGGTGGGCTTTGATGAACCCAGAAGTGATGGAAAGTCCAATGCAAAGCTTGCCAATATTTTAGAATATGGTAAATCCGGTCAACCGCCTAAACCCTTTTTAAAACCGGCGAAAAGCTCCAGCAGAAAAGCCTGTATTGAAGCTATGACTAAAAAATTAGATGAAGAAATAAGTAGATTGTAGGGAGGGGGCAGGGATGAGTATTTATAACAGCATTTTAAGGGATATTAAAGAAACGTTAAAAGCCACTGGACTTCCTATTGAAACGGGGATCTTTAGTGATGAAGCTCCAAGGGAATATTTAGTTATTACCCCGATGAATGATATCTTTGACCTCTTTGCTGATAATTGTCCCCAGATGGATTTAGCAGAGGCACGAATTTCCTTATTTACCAAGGGCAATTATATGGAAAGAAAAAATCAAGTAACAAATTTACTTATAGCGGCAGACTTTACTATTACCGATCGCCGCTATATCGGTGAAGAACCGGATACCGGCTTTCATCATTTAGCCATTGATGTGGCAAAGGAATATATAGTAACTATTTAACCGGCGTATTTGCCGGTTTATTTTTTGAAAGGAGAGATTATTATGGCAACAATAGGATTAGACAGCCTATATTACGCTAAAATCACCGAGGATGCCAATGGCAATGAAACCTATGGCATTCCCCAAATACTGGCCAAGGCCATGACCGCAGATCTTAGCGTTGAGCTGATAGAAGCAATACTCTATGCTGATGATGGGGCCTCGGAAGTGGTCAAAGAATTTAAAAGCGGCTCCTTAAGCCTTGGGGTAGATGATATAGGTTCTATAGTAGCCCAGGATTTAACCGGCTGCAAAATTGACAGTAATAATGTGGTTGTTTCCAGAAGCGAAGATGGAGGGAGTCCCGTGGCTATTGGGTTTCGTGCGAAGAAGTCCAATGGGAAGTATCGTTACTTTTGGCTTTACCGGGTTATTTTTAGTGTCCCTGCCACTAGTCTTGCTACCAAGGGGGATTCCATTACCTTTAGTAGTCCCACCATAGAAGGTACAGTCTTTAGAAGAAACAAATTAGACAGTGAAAACAAACATCCTTGGAAGGCTGAAGTAACAGAAGGTGATAACGGAGTATCTCCTTCCACCATTAGTAGCTGGTTTTCCGCTGTCTATGAACCCGATTTTACAGAAGTAACCCCGGCTATAACCATCACGGTTCAACCAGCGGCCCTAACAGAAGTAACGGAAGGAAGTATTAATGAAAGCCTTTCTGTAGTAGCCAGCAGCAATACCACAAACCCGGTTACCTACCAATGGTATGAAAACGAAGTGGACAGCGATACTGGTGGGAAAATCATTAACGGTGAAACTTCGGCAAGTTTTGACATACCCAGTGAACTAACTGAAGGCACCTATTATTACTACTGCATTTTAAGCTTAAGTGGTGCCGAAAGCCTAACTACAACCGTGGCTACTGTTGAAGTAGAGCCCATTGATTAAGGAGGATTACCATGGCTGATTTAGAAAAAGAAATATTATTGGATGAAGCGTCTTTAGACAGAAGCACCCAAATAACTGTAGGGGATAAGGAATACAAACTAATTCTTACCACAAAGGCAACTAAGGAAATAGCTAAACGTTATGGAGGCTTGGAAAGCCTAGGCGAAAAGCTAATGAAAACAGAAAACTTTGAAATGGCCTTAGATGAGATAATTTACCTTATCACTCTTTTAGCAAATCAATCTATTTTGATTCATAATCTAAGAAACAAAGATAATAAGCGGGAACTTTTAACAGAAGAAGAAATTGAACTTTTAACCACCCCTTTTGACCTTGCCCATTACAAAGATGCCATAATGGCAGCGATGCTAAAGGGTACTAAAAGAAACGTGGAGAGTGAAGAATCAAAAAACGAGGTAGTCGGGTAAGTGAGGAGGAGCTCTTTACCCGGCTTATTTACTATGGGACGGTGCAATTAAAACGAAAAGAAGAGGAAGTCTGGCTGATGTCTATAGGTTATCTAATGGATCTTTGGGAGTGCCATAAACAGTTTATTGGTATCTCAAAACCGAGAAAGGAAAGTTTTATTGATGATGTGATTCCTGAGTGGCTCTGATTTTTTAGATTCAAAGCTAATGTAACATGGAATTTTTTAATGTAACATTATGCCTGTTACATTAAAGGCTAAAAGTGTTACATTGAATTTCTATAATTTTATGAATCCGGCCTTGTTCCAAAATACGAAAAGCCCCCGGGCCCGAGGGACACCAGAGGATAAACTGGCGTATTGTCTCAGCCT